AAGCGGCTTGTGCCGTTGTCGCAACCGGGTTGGAAGTCGATGTGCAGAACACTGGCAAGGAAGCAATTATCGACCTGCTGGAATCACGCATCAAGAACGCACAGCGCACTATGCGCAATAACATCTGCTCTGGCATGTATTCGGATGGTACGGGTACGGGCGGCAAGCAGATCGGCGGGCTGCAATTGATCGTGGCCGATGCTCCTACCACTGGTACGGTGGGCGGTATCAATCGTGCAAACTTCTCGTTCTGGCAAAACCAGGTTTACGATGGCAGCACTGACGGCGGCTCTGCAACGACTGCGGTAAACATTCAGAAATACATGAACGCTATGTATCTGGAATGCACTCGCGGTTCTGACAAGCCTGATCTGATCCTTTCAAGCGCGACTTACTACAAGTTGTTCTGGGCATCGTTGCAAGCAATTCAGCGGGTCACGGATAGTAAAATGGCAAACGCGGGTTTCGAGTCGATCAAGTTTTCCGGTGCAGATGTGGTGTATGAAGACAACACGGGTATGCCATCCTCACACATGTACTTCCTGAACACGGATTATCTGTTCCTGAAGTACGCCACCAAGCGCCTGTTCAAACCACTGGACAAGGTTCAATCCATCAATCAAGACGCAATGGTTCAGCTCATCACGTTCGCAGGTAATATGACCTGTAGCAACGCGAGCCTCCAGGGTGTCTTCAAAGAATAAAGGAGAACGATCATGGCTTATGTAACTTCTGGTATGGCTGGCGTTTCCCTTACGAAACTGACCACTGGCACAACTACTGACGGCGCGGGTGCAGAATTTGCACTTGGGACAAGGGTAACTGCCACGGATGGTTCTGAGTGGGTTTATGTCCAAGCGGGTGCGGCAATCACGATTTATTCGTGCGTGACGATTGATGAAAATTTCCAGGCCGTAATGTGTACCAAGGCTCTGGTGGATGCAGGTCATGGCATCGGATTCAATCAGGTCGCTTTTGCGGATAATGATATGGGCTGGGTGGCTTGTAACGCACCTGGCAATATCAATTGCCGCGTGTTTACTTCCTGCGCTGCTGACGTTCAGCTTTACACGACCGGCACAGCGGGAATTTTGGACGACACTGCTGCATCTCAAACCGCGATTCGCGGAGTGGTGCTTGTGGTGGCAGCAAGTGCAACTGCTGTTGGATACCGCGAAGCAATTGCGGTCTATCCATCTGGCACTGCTACACCTTAATACAAAAGACCTGGGGGAAACCCCAGGCATGAATTTATGACACGACGGGCAGTCGAGATATTGCAACGCCTTCATTCAGGCAAGGTTACAGGTGCTGAAATAGGCGTTTTTCAAGGGAAGACATCGGCAAAATTGCTCGGTAATGAAATGCTTTATTTGCTCATGGTAGATCACTGGCGCGGTTTTTCCGCTGACGGTAAAGTAATTGCCAATGATAGGCAACAGGAAAAGAACATGAATACCGCTATCGAGGCAACGGAATTTGCCAAAGACAGGCGAAAAATTATCATAAAGGATTCAAATGATGCAGCAACAGGAATAGATCACAATTCATTGGATTTCGTATTCATCGACGCGAACCATTCTTATGAAGCCGTTATGGAGGACATAAAATCATGGCTTCCGAAGCTAAAAGAAGGCGGATTGTTGTGTGGGCATGATTACGCAAATAATGAATATGAGTTTGGTAACGAAGTAAAGCGAGCCGTTGACGAATCAGTGAATTTTTATGGATGGATACTTGAATTGAGCCACGATTTTACCTGGTTTTGCAAGGTATGAAATAACCATAAAGAAAACAGCATGAAAGTTGCCATTTACCTTGATCTAAAAGGTCAAGAGACATTAGCTGAAAAGTGCATAGCCTCTGTGCGTGAACATATGCCGCAAGCAGAGATATGGCACGTGACTACACTTGACGGCCCAACAACATTGTCAGCAGACAAAACCATCCGCAAGGATGTCAAAGGCCCGTTCGCTTATCGACGCGCCATGTTGAATGCCGAAATGACCGGAGACGTTCTTTTTATTGACGATGATGTCATTATCAGGGCTGACGTATCTGACGTTTTTGATGATGATTTCGAGGTATGCGTCACTACAGATATGCAGCCGGGTGCGCCTGAGATTAAATATAACGCTGGCGTAATCTTTTGCCGCGTTCCAGCCTATTGGCAGGCGATTGCGCATGAATGTAAGAATATGGATTTCGGCAAGGTGGATGGGGATTGGTATCCTATCGAAATGGCGCATAACAGGATTGCCGAAAGTGGATTCAAGTTAAAGGTACTGCCTGGAGATGAATACAACCACATCCCGGCAAATGCCGATGATATTGGCGGGAAGATTGCGCACTATCGAGGAAATAGAAAAGTTTGGCTGTTCCCTATTAAGGGCTTTGAATCACAACTTAATACCAAGATGGCGACACTGATCGCCCAGGCCGAAACAAACATGGCCCGTGATTTGCCCCTGTTTATCGAATTGCAGGAGCATGAAGGTATGGCAATTATTGTCGGGGGTGCGCCTTCGCTGAAGGATGAGTTGAAAAATCTGCGAATGCACAAGAAACGCGGCGGGGTGGTCTTCGCCATGAACGGTACGCATGATTGGTTGGTCGAGCGCGGAATAATCCCCGACTTTCATGTTTTGCTGGATGCGCGGCCAGATAATGTCCAGTTCGTGCAAAATCCGCGAAAGGACGTGACTTATCTGGTTGCCGCACAATGTCATCCGGACATATTTGAAGCCTTGCAAGGCTATAACGTAACAATATGGTCTGCATGTTTCGAGACAGAAGAACAGGAAAAAACCTTTTGCGACAAGTTCAATAAACCCATCTGCATGGTCGGTGGTGGGGCTACAGTAGGTTTGAAGACGATGAACTTGGCTTACTTATGGGGATTCAGGAAGATCAGGTTGTACGGCATGGATTCCAGCTATTCAGGTGCAGAGAACCACGCATACCGGCAGGAATTGAACGATAAGGAAAGCCGGATGGACATTCATGCAGCAGGGAAAGACTTTATCTGCGCGCCGTGGATGGCGAAACAGGCGCAGGAATTCCAGCGACAATACCGGCAATTGGTCGAATTGGGCTGCTGTATCAAGGTAATCGGGGATGGACTTATTCCGTGGATTTATCAACAATTGAGCAAAGGAGTAGCGTGATGGATGTCGATAGCGATTCAGCATTCTCGGCAAATGCAAAAGAGGCGCGCAACTACGTCAAGTTTTACCGGCAGTGGGTGCGCAACAACTTTAAGAGCAAGGCAGAAGGCGTGGAGGTTGGCGATCAACAAGACTTCATCATCATCATCTGCCCAGGCCAGCCGAAAAGTGAAGTGCGCCGCAAGGCCACGGATGCCGACAAAACTCAATACCGCCATGAATGGCAGGCGTATTCAGAAGGCAGGGAGCATCAGCAATCCGGTACGCCTATTGAGGTTCTGCCCGGCCTGGCGAGTGGTATGGCCGATGCGCTCAAGGCAGTTTACATCTACACCATCGAGCAGATGGCCGAATTGTCCGACCTGTCATTGCAAAAGGTTGGCATGGGTGGGAATGACATCCGGCAGCGTTGCAAGGCTTATTTGAGCAAGAACAGTGTGCAGGTTACGGCTTTGCAAGCACAGCTTGACGAGGCGCTTGCGGCGATTGCAAAGCTGCAACAAGCACAACCGCAGGAAAAAGTACGGCAAAAACCCGGCCCAAAACCTAAACTGCGAGCCGTAGCATGAGTTTGCTGACCATCATCCAGAACGCATCAAAACGGGTCGGGCTTAACTCGCCAGCGTCTGCTATCGGGCTGACTGATGAAAATGTAGTCAGGATGATTTCGTTGGCAAATGAAGAAGGCGCAGAATTGTCTGCCAGACACAGATGGCAAAATCTGATCAGTGAAGCTACCTTTTCCACTGTCGCTACAGAATCTCAAGGCGCAATTACAACAATCGCCGGGACAGACTTCGGCTATATGCTGAATGACACGATCTGGGACAGAACTGGCAATCGGCGCTGGCTTCCAGTGGATGATACACAATGGCAGCAAATGAAGGCCAGTGGTATCACAGGCCCGGATATCCATTTCAGGTTGCGCGGCAATTCATTGCTGGCGATTCCCGTACCTGCAGCGAGTCATACCGTTGCCTTTGAGTGGATGACAAAGAACTGGTGCGAATCCAGCGGCGGAATAGGTCAATCGGCATGGGCAGCAGATGGAGACGTTGGCAGGTTGGATGAAAACCTGATGACTGCCGGACTGATCTGGAGATGGAAAGAGTCTCAAGGGCTGGAATATGCCGAAGATTTCAGGAAATACGAGATTTTGGTCAATGATGCTATCGCCAGGGATGGGGTAAAAGGGCATATCCACATGGGGCGCGGGCATAGCGGCAGAAGCAACGTGCCTGAGGGTTCGTGGGTATTATGAGGCAGATCGCCGCATTGCGTAGGCCATTGCGCACCAAGGCGAATCGCGGGCGCATCTCAAATATTGTCTCTCATCCTGCTCCTACATTGGGCTGGAATGCCCGCGATCCGATAGCAGAGATGAAGCCGGGTGATGCAATCATGATGGATGACATGTTCCCTACCCCGGCAGATGTGATGCTGCGCAAGGGCATTGCCGACCATGTTACCGGACTGGTGGACCAGGTTGAGTCCTTGATGCCATACAACACGCCGACAGGTACTCAGACGCTGTTCGCGGCGGCAGGCACGTCAATTTTCAATACCACCTCGGCTGGAGCAGTCGGCGCGGCGGTAGTGACAGATCTTTCAAATGTGCGCTGGCATGATGTGAATTTCACCAACAGCAGCGGGGATTCTTACCTATGCTGTTTCAATGGCGTGGACTCTCCCCGGTATTGGAATAATTCAGCATGGATCACGATTACGGGAGCCTCAACTCCGGCTATTACCGGACTGACAACTACGACCATCGTATCAGCGGCGATCCATCAGCGCCGGATGTGGTTTGTGCAAAAAGACACGCTGGACGCTTGGTATTTGGCTGCTGACTCAGTGGGTGGTGCAGCTACGAAATTCTCACTTGCAGGAATGGCGAAGCGCGGCGGGTATTTGATGGCGATAGACACATGGACATTGGATGCCGGGGCCGGAACAGATGATTTCATCGTGTTTGTCACCAGCGAAGGCGAGGTGATCGTTTATGCCGGGACCGACCCATCCTCTGCTGCAACATGGGGATTGAAGGGTGTGTGGCATATCGGCGAACCTATCGGGCGGCGTTGCCTCAAGAAATTCGGCGGTGATCTCCTACTGATTCTGGTCAATGGCGTTTTCCCGCTATCCAAAGCCCTGCTGTCGGCTTCGATAGACAGAAGCGTAGCCCTGACCGACCGAATTAACCAGGCGATGAACACGGCGGCATTGAGCCATTCTGCGAACTTCGGCTGGGAGCTATGCCATTTCCCGGCGGCAAATATGCTTTTGCTCAATGTCCCTGTAAATGAGGGAAGTCTTCAACAGCAATACGTGATGAACGTCCTGACCGGTGCATGGTGCAGATTCACCGGCTACAATGGCAACTGCTTTGCGGTATTCAATGGCGAATTGTACATGGGCGGCGCGGGGACGGTGAGCAAGTGCTGGTCAACTTTTGGCGATAATGACGTTGCGATCCTCGGTAT